GGTCACGCCGCCGTAGGTCAAAGCACCAGAAGTTGTAATTGCTCCAACACCCAATGTGCCTACACCTGCCATGTTGCCGGTGGAGTCTGCAATGGTCACTACGCTGTTCTGAATCAGCTTTCCGGTCGTGCCGTCAAATCGGGCGACTGCGTTGTCTGTTGAGGTGGCGGGGCCATCCACGTTTCCAGATGCGACCTCTACGAAATCAACGCCGTTCCACACAACCAAGGACTGAGTTCCAGCCAGAACCGTTACGCCTGTTGTAGGGCCAGCCCCCCGGATCACAATGGATTGTGTGCTGCTGGTCTTGTTGACCACGAAGTAAACTTTGCTTTGCGCTGGAGCCGTGATGTTGCGGGTTACAGTGCCTCCGGCAGTCCACAGCAAAATAGCCTGACGCGCTTCGTTAGCCACGCCCGTGCTGGTGGTCAGCGTTACATCGGCATCAGAACTCAGTGTGGTTGTGCCAGATATGGCGGTGTCAAGTAGAGAGGTGATTGCGGTGTTAACCGTGTCGCCCCACGAGCCTGAAAGCTCGCCCGTGACCGGAAGGGCCAGACCAAGGAGGGAGGTATATGCTGTTGCCATGTTTTTCCTTACGCAGCGATCTGCTGCCAATCCGGAGATTGAGTTGTCCCGACTTGCGCCCAGCCGGGGGATTGAGCGTCATTGATATTTTGCCAGTTTGCGGCCTGCGTGTCATTAACAGCCGCCCAGTTTGCAGCTTGGGTATCGCTAATTACGCCCCAGTTTGCGTTTTGGATGTCATTGATTAAACCCCAGACATTTACTGAGCCTACAAGACCGACAGCAAACACGCCAGTGACCTGAACTGTTGCGCCGCCCGTGATGGTGACAGAGCCAACTTCTCCTGTTGCTTGCACGCCTGTGACGGGAACCACGATGGATAGCAAGATCGTTACTGTGCCGATCTGGCCCTCTGCCTCTACGCCTAATGGGAAGACGTTGCCTGTGCCGGTAACAGTGACTGTGCCGACCTGACCCGTGGCCTGAACACCAGAAACCACCGCAGTAGCCCCGGCTGACACAACGACAGTACCAACTGCTCCAGTGGCCTCTACACCAGTGACGGGAACATTGGCATCTGCACTGACTGTGGCTGTTCCGACCTGCCCGGTGGCTTGAACCCCGGTGGGAAATACATTGGCCGTGCCCGTGACGGTAACTGTCCCGACAAAACCAGTAGCTTCAACCCCTGTGACTTGAACCGTGGCCCCAGCAGCTACGGTAGCCGTGCCGACCTCTCCTGTGGCTTCTACGCCTGTTGGGAAGACATTTGCAGTGCCAGAGACTGCAACCGTGCCGACCTCGCCTGTAGCCTGAACACCAGTCGGAAAAACGTTGGCCTCTCCGGAGACTGTGACGGTTCCAACTTGACCGGAGGCCTCAACTCCAGAAACAACAACGACCGCCGAAGCAGTCACTGTTACGGAGCCTACCGCCCCTGTCGCTGTTACGTTAGATTGACCGACACCCCAACCCTGTTCGCCCCAGCCTACACCGGAAGCGTTCCATCCTTCAAAGGCTACGATTGCATCGGCCACCTACGCACCATCAAGCTATCCGAACGATTGCAGAAGAGCTATCGTTGGCAGGGAATTGCACCGTGAAGGAGCCTGCGGTCGAGGTCTTGTCCGAACCAAAGTCCAGCACAGCAACAGCCTTGTTCGACTTGCTGCTGTTGTAAATCAAAGCGCCACGAGCAGTAATGGTCGCAGTGGTCCATGTGGTGTCGGTAAAATCTACAAATGCGGTTGTACCTGTCAAGGACACGGTTGCACCAGCCAGCGTGTTGCCACCTGCCGTGTAGCCAGTGCCAACCACCTCATCAGAGGTTGTGTACGCAGTTGTGGCCGCGCTCAGTGTTGCCGCGCTGGTGTACAGAGCGATCTTGATTACGTCTGTGTCGAGGTCGTGCTCGCCCAGCAGAATTTGCTGTTTAAACGATGAGCACATTGCTTGTGTGATAGCCATAGTGGCCTCCTATTAATTGACTTGAATGCGGACTTGACCGCTTCGGTATGCGTCCCCGCGCTGCTTCCCGTCACCCAAGTTCTTGAGCAAGGCAATCGACTGGAGGTACATCTCTTGATACAGCTTAACCATGTCAGGCTCGCCCTTCATGTAGCGAATGGCCTCGACCAATGCGCCGTTAAGCAGCGCTGAGTCAAAGTTCTCACCAAGCCAAGTATCACCCGCAGTCACAATGGACTCAGGATAATAGAAGTAGTGCAATTCTGCGGTGTAAGCAACATTAGGCGTTGGGCCAACAATGAAGCTCAACTCATTCACGTCATCCGAACGCGGTCCAAAAATAGCGTAGTGCTTAGGTTTGCCGGTTGTTGCTGGATTCGGGTATGCCTGACGGATGAAGTTGACATCCTTGTTCAGCAGGTACTCGTAAGCACCACCCGCCACGGGGTACACCGCCAGTGAATACACGGACAGAAAATCATCAGGAGCCTGCAGATACGGGTTAGCAGCAGTGATTGTGCCGGTCACGTTCTTGCGCAAATTGGCAAGCTGAACGGTGTTGAAGATACGTTGCTCCGCCTGCTCCGTAAAGAGCGCGTACTCCGGCTCTGTGAATTCGTTTTCACAGATGCGGGCGATGTTCTCTTTAAGCTCAACGTAGTTCATGTCTTATGCCATAGGCCCACGGGCAATGGTCCCTTTTGTGGCTGCGCCTGTACCGCGAGTTTTGATGCCGCTGGTTTTGGTGCCCATGCCATCAGGCTTGTTGCTGATGCCGCCCACGCTCATGCAGACAGTATCCGCGTTGCTTTGGTTTGGCTCTTTACCGGGGCTGCTGGAGGCCTTAACGACCTTGCCGTCCATCGTGTGCGGCTTAGCGTAGACGCTGGCATTACCAACCTCTTTGCCCATCATTTTTTTGCTAAAGGTAGCCATGTTTTTTCCTTTAAGTAACCAATACCGTAACTGTACCAACAAACCCCGCCGCCACCAAGTCGTTCGGCGTTAAGGCGTCATCAAACAACCTTGAGCCGCCTACGGGGGCCCACCCCCATTGGATGTCTCGAGAACCACCGGACAGGTTGCCGTCATCGTTTAAGCCAGACACAAAATACGTGGTGTCCCTGCGTGGATTCCTAAGCGCCTGTGGATCATCCACCGGGAACGTGCCGAGCATGAGCTGCGGCTGATCAGGGTCCCAGCACTCCGGGCACACCAACAGCTCGTACTTGCGCTGCTTGATGATCTCAGTCCTCAACTGCTTGAGTTTAAACTGCTGTCCACACCTATCGCACATGGCAATTGCTTTGTGGCCTGCTGCAAAACGGTTTGACATTATGCAACCTCCATTCGGTTGCCTTTGCGAAGGTTGTCAACCCCCGGAATTACGCGGATGTTTGTAGGTACGTGCAGGCCAGAAACTTTTTTGCCGCGCAGAGGAATTACGTGATCTACGTGCCACACAAAACCAGTCAACGCCGTCCTTTGCTGCGCCAAAAGGTACGCCTCTTGCAAAAGCCACAAGTCATCTACCGACAGCCAAGAGGGCGTTCTCTGTAGCAAATCGGCTTTGCGTTTGGCTGTGAACGCATTTACCACGCCCTTGTTAGCCATCCGCCAAATTTTCTGTCGTATGAGTTCCCGCTCACGGTGCCGGTAGTAGTGCGCTCTTGTGTTTTTGCGCCCTAGTTCGGGGTTGTTCTGTCGGCGTTCGCGCTCCAGCAAAAGCACGCGCTCTCGGTTGTTTTGTTTCCACCGACGAGAGTTTTCAGCACGTTTTTCCGGGTTGGCCGCTCGATACGCTGCGCCTTGAACTTTCATGTACGCCAAGACCACTTCCCGCCGCTCTTGGTAAAGTTCTTTTTTGCGTTCTGACACACATTCGCAACAAGCCCCAGCAACATAACGCTCAGAGATGTGCCCTCGGCGGCACTCCTGCCCTGTAAAGTACTTTGACAAGCCTTGCGCTTGCGCTTCTTTTCGGCTTACTTTTTTCATGCCCCAGACCCTATGTATTGTCGTCTAGGTACCATTCGGACTGCGGCTTTTTCGCGGTCTTCGGATGAGGCGAGGTCCCAAGCTTCATCATATTGCTGCTTCAAAATTGGCAGTCGATCCATCGCGCCGGGAATCTTCAGTGCAAGGTGATAAGCCAGCCCAGCGGTCATTGCCTCGTAGAAACGGAATGGCATGTCCATGGTGTTGACGCCAGTGCCAGTGTCTTGCATGCGGCGCAAGCGCCAGTACACAAACACGTAGGGCTGCGAGTTGTCGGGGATTGGGTAAACCGTAATTCGCGGCGCATCAGTCAGGCGCTCGATCCAAACCTGTATAGGCCGGGCTTGCGCCAGCTTGTTGGGGATTGTGGCGTAGGTAGAAACACTGATCCGCGTGATGGTTAGGTCAGCCTGTGTGGAAGCGCTTCCCGCGCCTGTGCGAATGACGTGCTCCAGAAGGTCCACGGTGTCAGCGGGAAGGTTATACGTTGCTTGGCCGGGGACTAAGTTAATTGACCCCTGCTCGTACGTAAACATGTTCAGGCCACGGTTGGCCCAGTTTGCAAACATGAGATTTAACGAACGAGTTGCATCTCGCAAGTCATATCCTGTACGGAGTTCTGACCCGCATCTGGAAAACGCCTCTTCAACGATTTCCGTTAAATCCATATTAAAAGCCGCTGTTCCACTTGTCGTCATGCTTTGCTCCTGCAATTTTCAAAATGCCAGCGTTTCATGGGGTTCAAGTGACCAATCTTGCCGCAATTTGGGCATGATACAGGAGCCCGGAGGGCGTGCGCTTCTTTCATTTTCTGGCGCGTTTCCTCGGAGTGAGATTTGCCAAAGTATGGGTTGCCCTCTCCTTTGTTCGCATCTGAAAGTTTTGCCTTGATTGCCGGGTCTTTTGGCTTTCCAAACATTGGATTGTCTGCGCCAGAAATGACTTTTCTAAGGCCGTTGGCGTACTCAAACTTAGCAAGCACAGATATTTTTTCTGCGGTTGTTTTTGCGCCAAACTCATCATACAAAGATTGGTGCGGGCTTACGTATTTTTTGCTCTCACGAACGCGCTTGTCTGTGCCGTATTTTTCAATTCTAGCTTGGCGCATGGCCTCATATCTTGGCGCAAGAGCCGCCTGAATTTTGTCAGCAGTTTCTTTTGAAACGAAGTGGCCTTTTTGAGCGTCCGACATTCGGAGTCGTGTTTCTTTTGAAATCTTTTTCCCAAGACGAGCAATGGAAAGTTTTTTCCGAACATCCTCGCTCGGAGAGCCAACACCGCCACCTCCGGCGCAGGAGTTGTACTCTGGCTTCATGGCTGCAATAAGCCTAATTTCGGCGTGATTAAGCTCATCCTTACTGTTGCATTTTTCAAGAACTTCAACGGAAAAAGACTCGACCCCATACTTCCTGATCGCGGACGCAAGCACCCAGCCTTTGCCTTCTCTGGCATCCTGCTTGTGCTTTGACCACCGAGAACCAAGTCGCATTTTTGTCTGGCCTATGTAAAAGTTTCCGTTGACCTTGTTTGTCACTTTGTATATAACCCCGTACATAACTTACTCCTGTTGCGTACTGGGTATTATACAGGTTACTTCATGGTTTACTTCTTCGCAGTCTTGGCCGATTGCACAAACGCATTTGCAGTTGGTGCGCCAGCGCTGCCAACCTTACGCATTTTCTCACCAGAACCAGCGGCAATCCGCTTTTTCTTTGCGTTAATGTTGGCGTACAAACCAACCGGCCCACCTTCAGCGTATTGCGTGAAGTCGGTGTCATCCCGGCGAGCTTTACGCTTGCCGGAAGGCATCTTAGACGGGAGTATGGCCCCCATGCCGCGACTGGCTCTCATATTAGCAAGCCTTGCCGCCCATAGCCATCTTAACCATCGCGCCTTTAGTATGGCCCTTAGTCACGCAGCCGTCAGCTCGGGTCACGCCGCCGCCCTTCTTGTACCCTTTTTGGCCGCGTACTGCGTCCCGTGGGTCTTCAGATGGGGCCATCTTAGATGCCTTGTTGTAGGCTTTGTCTTCGGCTTCGGCAGCCTTCTTGTCCGCCATCATCTGACGGGCTTCTTTTTCTGCTGGGCTCATATCAACTCCTTAGCAGGCTTTGCCGCCGCGTGCCATTTTTACCATTGTGCCCTTGGTTTTACCCTTGGACGCAATACCGTCTTTGCTTGGAGCAGCGGTACGCACTGCACCCATCTTAGTTGTGCCAACAGAGCCGCCAGCCTTCAGGCCGGCGTGAGCCTTAGAAGCGGGCATTGCAGCGTGTTTGCCAACTGCCTTGTTAATCATGGACTTGTCCATTTTTACATCTTTATGGGCCATACCGCCTTTAGCCATTTTGCCTTGGCCGTCAGCCGCAAAAGTTGGAACCTTTTTGCCATCTTTCATGGTCATCGGCATGCCACCAGAGGCGTAGCCCTTTTTCATCATACTGTTCATATCGCCACCTTTTGAAAATTTGCGGCCCTTGTCCGCGTTGGAGAAATCTTTGCCCACCGACTGTGGGACGCCTGCCTTCTTCGCAAACTCCGGGCTGTGCGCTACCGCACGCATGAAGTCAGCTTGCTTTTTACTCGTGCTGGGCATGACCGCCTCGTAAGTTGTCAATTTTGCGCTCAAGTCGATCAAACCGGTCTAGCAACTGCTGCATGTCAGCACTTCCATCTTGCAAGGGAAGCCGCCTTGCGGGTAGGCTTGCCCTTCTCGTCTTTCATGGGACCGGGCATACCTGACATGCGTGCGCAGAACGAGTCCTTACGCTTGCCACCCTGCGGTTGCGGGGCTTTGAGGTTGCTGCCGGTCGCTTTGTTGTACACGGCGCGGCCCTTGGCTGTTAGCCCAGCCCCTTTGGAGGCGGGCAGCTTCTCGCCGCGACCAATTGCAAGGGATGGGGTTTTCTTAGCCATTGACGACTTTCAGTTTGGGTGTGCAGTGCTGCTCGATCAGCGGCATCAACACAGACTCTTTGAAGCTGCGGTGGTATTCTTGAGAGCCAACGTGCGGCAGGGTGATCTCGGGGTCAATGAAGACCGTGAAGCCGTCCTTGCGGGCGCGTTTGCAGAACGTGTAATCCTCGCCAACGTACTGCCCATTGGTTAACTCAAAGTCAAACAGGGCGCTCTCGTTGCGGTTGTACACATCGTTGAAGTAGGTCCACTCAGGATGCGAGGCAACCATCTTCTCCAGAACATGGCGCTGGATCATCATAAAACCTGTAGCTACGTTCTCGACCCGCAGCATCCCGTGCTGGTCAAACTCAAGCGTGTTGGCCTCGTCAATGTAGATGTCCAAGAAGAACTTGCGGTCCTCGGCTCTGCGTGTGTACATCCCTGCTGTGATGTCCTTGCCAGTGCTCAGCGCCAGCAGGCGAAGCACAGACTCTGCGTCCACCACGATGTCGGCATCGACGAACAACATGTCCGTGCAGTCTGACTCCAAGAAGTTGGCGACCAGAATGTTTCTGGCCTTGGTGATCAGAGAGCAGCCCGACAGATGCGACAGTTGAATCTGAACGCCAAACTGCGAAGCCTTGACCACTAAATCGGCCAAAGCAAACGAAGTCTTGATGTTCAACTTGCCGTCGTAGGCAGGGATCGCAATCATCAGTTTGCGACCTGCAACATCCATAGGGCGTGCTTCTTCAGACATTAACTTTGTCCGTTATTCTTAATGAGCATCATCTGCAATTGGGCAGAAACAACTGCTGTACCAGCGCTTGTAAAAGCGCGAACCTCAATGTCGCACTTTTCTGGGCAAGCATTTGGAATCGCAGCTTCGCACTCATACAGTCCAGAGCCGGGGGTAATCAGGTACGACTTGGTGCCAAACACACCGCCAAAAGGACGAACGCGCAACTGGAAGGTTGAGTATGCGTCTGCCGTGCTGTTGCCAGAAGAAACTGTGTAGCGGTAGATGTAACCTGTGTAACCAGCGGGAATGGTATAAAACGCCGATTCCGACTCATTGCTTGCACTTCCAGTCTGGTTCACAACCACGGCGGGTACACCAGCGGTCACAGTGCCTGTGCCTGCATAAATGGTTCCAGCAGAAGCGCCGCCAGAGCCAGCGGTCAGCACAAAAATTTTGTTGATGCGCAAGTAACTATTGCCAGTATTGACTGCTGTTTGCCCATCTAATAGGACAGACTCGCTAATTTCGTTGTAATTTGAATCAAGACCAAAAATAGCAATTGTTCTTGCGCCAGTTCCAGCAGACGCATCATCTGCGGAGGAGCTAGAAACTTTGATTACAGAGGCGGCTGCCGGGAATGAGTAGACGCTGCTACCAATCCAAACTGTCTCTGCTGATTGCGCTACGTTTGTATTGATACCAAACTGGCAAAAACTTGAGTGCATCGTGATTTGACCACGAGCTACCTGAAGTTCAAACGGCTCAATAGTACCCATGCGGGTAATTGAGGAAACAACTGAAGTTGCCATAATCAATCTCCTTTAAAACAGGGGCCGAAGCCCCTGAGATCAATTAAGCGTCAGCGAATGGTGTGGCAACAGTGCCGGAACCCAGCAGAACGCCGGTAACCATGTACTTGTTGGCCGCCAAGACAGTCACAGTGATAGTGGAGCCAGCAATACCGCCAGTGGTCGAGCCGTCCAAGTTGATGACATCGTTGGTTGCGCCGGGGGCAAAAGCCGTCACTGCGCCAGCGCTGTCGGTGTCAACCATGATCATAGAACCAACAAATTTGTCAGTGCCGTCGGTCTTGATAGCCACGGCAGTGGCAGCAGTCTCAATGACAAACGTGTAGCTTGTACCCACGTTGTTAGAGGTGCTTGGGTCTTGGCCGGGACCAGATGTCACAGGATTGGCTGTGGCATTGATGGTAGGCAGTGTGACGACCAGCGTAGCGTCATTGGTACGAATGGTCTTGCCAGCGTACGAAGCCACATCCAGAGTAACGGTATTGGTGCCGTTAGCCAGATTGACAATAGAAGCGGGGCCTTGGGTGATGAAGCCAGCCAATGAACGGACTGGGCCTTGGAAAGTAGTCAGAGCCATGATGATTCCTCACATGCGAGTTGAGGCGTCCTGTCTGCATGTCGTCGGCCCGGAGCCGTCAGGAACGCCGGATAGTCCGGGTTTAAACAAATATACAGCAAAAGAAAAGGCCCCACAAGGGGGCCTTCTCAAATAATCCCGAAGGATTAAGCGCCGGGAGAACCGAACGCGCCGAGGGGATCGCTAACACCAAAAGAATAGCGCTCACGAGCCTTATAACGTACGTTGCCGGTGTCAAAATCCCCGTCCATGGAATTCGCCAATGGCGAACGGACGAAGTGCTTCAGACCGTTAGGCACGTCAGTCAACAGGAACCAAGCGTTGGTGTCAGTCAAGAAGTTGTTGACTGTGTAACCACCGGGGATGGAACCGTTGTTCTTGATGGCGTTGATATCGTTGTCAGCAGTGCCGACGCGGAGTTCAGTTTCCAGCAAGCGGGTTGCAACGAATTGCAGCGATGGAGGCACGATCAGCTTCTTAGGCTTAGCTGCGATCAGCAAACCGCGTTCGTCTGTCCAAGCTGCGATTTGAATGACGGCGTTTTCCAACGAAGTCTCGTTCAAATCGGCTGCCGTGGCAGGACGGTTGCTGTTAACGCCACCAGACACCAGAGGGTGAGCAGTCGAGAACAGGGTCACGCCGTCACCATAGGTGGGGCCGCCGGTAAAACCGGTGTTCAAGATAGCCGCTGCTTTGACCTGCTTGGTGTAAGCCATACCACGGGCCAAAGATTTGGTGTATCGGCTGGACAAACTGTCGTACAGGTTGTCTTCGATAGCTTCTTCAGTGATGGAGAAGCCCAAAGCGATGGTTTCGTGGGTGTAGCGTGCAGTGAAAGCTTCCTGAGCATTGTCATAAGCGATGGCTGCGCCTTCGTTTTTGACAGGAGCTGCGGAGAAGCCGGACAACTTAACTTCTTCTTCAAAGCTACGCTCTGAAGTCTCGGTCTCGTAAATTTCCTTGTGCTGTTCGCCGTACTTAGCGTACTCCAGACCGAACAGGGCGTTCAAGCCGGGGAGCAGTTCTTTCAGCAGTTGTGCGCGTGAAATAGCCATGATTTACTCCTTAGACACCAGTGGTGTTGTTGTACTGGTGTGTGTTGATTTTCACCAACAGCTCGGTGTATGTGTCAGCAGCAGTAGCTGTCTCTGGCACAACATCAATAACACGCACAGGGATGGTTGCAGTGGTGCCAGCGCCAGTCAAAGTGACGGCGAAAGCAGAATTACCGGTGGTGGTGTTACCAGCGTTCAGAACGAGCGCAAGGTTAGTGCCAACAACAGTACGGCCAGCGGTGCCCATGGTGGTGCCAGAGGTCACAACAGCAACCTTAAACAGCGCCATTGGATCATCAACAACGTAGGCGTAAGCCAGATTGGTTGTGGTAGATGCCAGAGCGGGGATGAACTGACCTTGAACGGTTTGATTGCTCGAGTTCACGTACTGTCCGCCCATGCAAACACCAACAATGTCACCAGAGTTGGTTGTGGTTGATTTAACCAGATAACCATCGCTGTTGATTACAACGGTATCGCCATCAAAGATGGCGGTGCCGAAGCCAGCAGCTACGGGAATCTGACGGATTGCACCTGCGTATGGCATGCCATCAATACGATTGATTGGTTGCAGACCATAGGGTGCCGAAACGGTGGGGTAAGCCATGTTTGGACTCCAAAAAAAGTTAAGTGCCTCTGCCGAAAGTAACCTTCGTGCTGCGCTCTTTGAAAAGCGGCATACGCGGGTCATTTTCTCTCATGAAAGTGTTATCCACTGATTGCATCTGCGCTTCAGCCTGTTGGGTGTAGTACGCATTACGCTGCTCGGTGAACTCCACAGGTGTTTTGCAAAGCAACAAGCCGCCAACCTCAATGCTGTCAGTAAAGCGGTTTTGACCGCCACTGAACAATCGCACTTCGGGGTGATCCGATGCTTTAACGGGTTCCCATCCTTCTCGCAATTTGCCGGAAACGTTCATGGCGTCATCCTTGCCAAGCGTGGCAATCCGAATCCAGCGATAAGCGTAGCCTTCTTCCGGTGTCGGATCAGGCAAAAGCTGGGGTGGCGTCCATTTTTTTGGACGCTCGGCTGAGTCACGCATTTGCAGAGCACGAGGCTCGCGATTGTCAAGTTCTGTTTTAGCCATTTTCATTTCCTCATTTCTGCCGCAACTGCACGGGCGTACTGCTCATTCGTCAGTCCCAACCGCTTAGCGAGTTCCACCTGCGTTTTTGTCAGCACGATCTTTTTAGGCGCTGTGCTGCGTGTCGCTGGTGCAACAACATTCGATCTTTTCGGAGAAGGATTAGCATCCTCCGAGGTTTCAGTTTCACTGGACTCGAACGCATCCGGAAAAACTTGTTTCATACGGGCGTCAATGCGCTCGTAGTATTCTTTCGATGACGGCGTAATTCCAGATTTAGCCAGCTTGTTGTGGAACCCCAATGCAAAGCTGGTCATCTCGTCGTCACTGCCAAACCATGTGTTTTTTTCTGTCCATTCTTGAGTTTTCGCATCAAGTCTGGGCCGAACTGGTTCAGCGGTAGGTATTTGTACCTGTTTTTCGTCAGTTTGTACAGGTGCTGGCCGAAAATTGTTTACACGCTCGGCTTTCATCTTCACTACCGTCATCTCTTCTTGAGCTGCCGTTAGTGCATCTGCATCACCGCTTTCGTACGCTTCCTTAAATTTTCGCTTGGCCTGCTCCATCTCGTTGGCTACAACCTTCTTAGCCTGCTCGAGTAGGGCGCTTTGACCTTGGTGCAAGGAACCTTTGAGTTTTTTGTTTTCCTCAATGATTTGCTGGGTAAGCTTTACAGCTTCTTCCCGCTCGCGCAAGGCAGCCTCTTTGGCTCTGCGTTCTTCGTGGTAGCCTTTTGTAAAATGCTGAATGCGCTTGCGCACACCTTCATCGTACTTAGAAAGCTCTTCGTCGGTTACATCCTTGGGGGCTTCTTCCATTGGCTTTCGGCCACGGTCCTGCTCAGGAGTGTCGTCAATAATCTCAACTTCAGGCTCAGTTTCTACAACCTTGGAGCCAGCACGAGATTGTTTTTCTTCCACCTCATCGGGGAAAGTAAATTCGGTTTTATCGAGTTCAGCCATAGTGCCTCCTTAAACGCGCTGAATGCCGCGAGGATCATCGACTGTTGCCTCGACAGAATCATCGTTAATGATCCGCCACTCGGTTCCGTGAATTTTCATTCGCGTTCCAGTGTTTGGGCGCACGATGATGAAATCACCTACCTTGCAGCTTGGGCCGCTGGGAAAGCGTTTTTCATCTTTAAACGCATCTGGGCCAACCTTCGCCACAAATAGTACGGATGACAGCAGTTCTTCATACTGCATTGTCTGGCTGGCCTTAAGTAGGCCGCCCTCATACTCTTCTTTGGCTTCTGGAAGCATGCACAGAAGGTGATAAGTGGCGGGTTCTGGAATCTGTGTGGCCTTATCCTCAACGGTTTTGTTGAGTAGGCCAGACAGATCAACCGCCTGAACATCAAAGTTAGTCGTCATTGTCGTCTTTCAGTTTACGCACGAGGTCGCCAATTTCACGCTGTGCGGTCTGGAGACCTCGGATGACTCCGCACAACTCCCGGTATTGGGCGTAGTCTTTCGACTGTCCCGCTACCAAAGCCTCTGAATGACTTTTGACATACTCCTCAATTTTCTTGTTGAGAAGTTCCAAGATTTTATTGTCCATTTTTAGTTCCCCGACGGTTTAGCAGTCGGTTTTGGTTGTTGAAAAGCACGTTCGGCATGGTTCAGTTTTTGCGCGTGAACCTGACCGCCGTGCGCCATTTTTTGTTGAACTTGAGCTTGCTGCATTGCAGCTTGCTGCTGGCCTTGAGCTTGCTGCTGTTGGGCCTGAGCTTGGGCTTGCTGCAAGGCTTGCTGCTTTGCCGCCATCTCCATGCCATGAGCTTCTTGCATTTGGGAGATTTCCATTTGCATTCTTTGAGCCGCCATCATTGGGTCTTGCCCGGATTTTTGAGCGGCCTCTTGAGCCTTAAGGCCAAGCTCTTCTGCGCGAATTTGCAGGTCGCCTTGGGCTTTCAGTTTCTTGATTTCCACTTCTTGCATCTTGATCTGCAACTCTTGTTGTTGCATCTGAATCATTGGGTCTTGCGCCTGCTGCTGGGCTTGCTGTTGAGCAACCTGACCCTTGCTCTGCGCCAGCACTTGCTGAGATGCTTGAGCCACAAGACGGGACAACTGCACCTCAACATCCTCTGGCAAGTCTTCATCAGGCTTAGGCATAGGTACACCCAACTGCTCTTCAACCTTCTTGCGGTAGGAGAATGCCAAGTGCTCTGAGACGTGAGCCATGATCTCGGCTTGCATCTTTTGGGCTTGTGGGTTCTGCCCAATCTGCGCTGCCATCAACGGGTCTTGCATCAAAGCCATATGAACTGCAATGTGAGCATCGTGGTCTTGGTAGATGAACGCCTTGGTGGGTTTTCCATTCAAGAAGGCCATGTTCTCGCTCACCGGATCGCGTGGCTTCATGTCGTCTTCAATCGGGACGAGCTTGTCTGCGTTGCGCACACCCAACACTTCAATCATCTGACGGTGCAACTGCGGCAGGTCATAGATCTGAGGAGCTTGTGCGGCTAACTGGATCACAGCTTGGTACTGCATGATCCGTTGGGCCATGGTCGAGCTGTTGGGGTCCGACACTGGAATAACTTCCACCATGTCGTAGTCTTCCCGCTTAGCCATGCGGTCGCCGCCTTGTGGCTCGTACTCGTATTCGCTTGGGGTGTTGTCCCGAATGATCTCCTTGAGCAGTTTGAATTCCTGCTTCATGGCGTAGTGGACACGCGCTTGGACGGCGCTCATTGTTTTGAGTTGACGCTCAAGCAAAGCCAAGGTCGTGCCGACAGGAGAGTTGGCGCTCATGTCGCTGATGTTCATATCAGCAATGGAACCAAGGCGACGGCCTTCCTCTGTGATGCGGTCCAACAACGCGGCCAGAACCTGCGATGGCTCTTTATATGGCAACGGCATGATGTTGTCGCTTACCTTGCCACTTGGCACATCCACATCTCTCCATTCACCCGGAGCAATTGGGGTGTCGTCGCCTTTGATCCTCAAGCCGCGTGACTTCAAGCCACCGGGCAAGTTGGACAGAGTGCCTGCGTCAATTAACTGGCGGATCAGGGATGTACCTGCGCGAGCATAGCCGCCGATTAGGTGAATGTAGCCAAAGCCATACGCGCCGAATCCGGGTACGTAGTCATACTGAACAAAATGCTGGCGCTTAAGTTTCTTGGGGTCGTCCTTGTTCCAGTTGCGGTACACCGACAAAACTTTGTTTGTGCCCTTGTCGATGGTGACGATGTAGGGAAGAGCAATCTCATCCTCGTCCTCATAACCCGGCATATCGTAGTCCACTTGAATTTCAAGAAACTGATAACGCTCATCATCGGTAACGGAGTAGCCCTGCTCTTCAGCCTTTTTCTTCTCCACGTCGTTGTGGATCATGACGGGCTCACCCAACTCCACATCACGGTAGAAGCCTGCGACCTGAAGCTTGCGAACATCGTTCTTGGTCTTGCGCATCACATGGGTCACTCGTTCTGCGGAGCGAGCACCAGAGGAGCCATAGGGGATAACGATATCTTCGGCGGGGCAGAAGATAGACACCTGACGGCCAAGGCTAGGATCGAAGTAAACCTTCTTGAAGGCGGAGCCTGCCAGACCCAAGTTGAACAGCATGCGCTCATGCTCTGGGCGGTACTCAGGCATTCCGTCAACCAACTGAAAGTTCATGTCGGCACGAACGCGCTCGGCGGCATCTTCCTTGAGTTTGTCGATTGCACCAATGATCTGCGTCTTGACCGGGCCTTGGGCGGGGAAGGTCTCAA